ACCTTTAGTCTACTGCAAGTCTAAAAGCGGAGGAGCGCATCTTTTTCTCTTCATGCAACAATCAATCGCTTCCAAGCTAGTTAGAAGCAAATTAACGGACATGGCAGCTACAATTGGCCATTCCGATTCAGAAGTTTTTCCAAAACAATCAGGAATCCAAATAGAAAAAGGAGATCTAGGTAATTTTTTAAATCTTCCTTATTTCAATAGCGACAAGTCAGTGCGCTATGCAATCAAGGATGATGCAACAGCGGCAACCCTGGATGAATTCTTTGAAATGTATGAGAAGTATGCTGTCAAGGATATTGACAAGACAGGAAACCAAGCACCTCAAGAAGTAATTAAGGATGGTCCGCCATGCCTACAGGCATTATGTTCACAGGGATTTCCTGCTGGAACGAGGAACAATGGACTATTCAACATTGGAGTTTATTTAAAGAAATTTGATCCTGACAACTGGGAAAAACTATTGGAAGAGCACAATCAAACATTTATGAAACCTCCCCTTGATCATAGGGAAGTTGCCAATGTCGTAAAGGCGTTGGATAAAAAAGGATACATGTATAAATGCAAGGACCAGCCTATAGTTTCCTATTGCAATGTAAATTTGTGCAAGACTAGAAAGTATGGGGTTGGAACAGATAATTCATATGTACAAATTCTATCAATAACAATATTAAATACTGAACCTCCTTTATTTATTACAGAAATAATGTCTGATGATCCCAATTCAGACCATAAGGTGCAGCTCACAGCGGAGGAATTACAAGTACAAACAAAGTTTCAGAAGAAGGTAATGGAAGCTGTAAAAATGATGCCTTCTCTGATGAAGAACATCGAATGGCAGAAACTTATTAATGGCTTTTTAAAAAAAGCAACTATTATTAATGTCGCCAACGATGGAACTGTGTCCGGTCAATTCTTATCTCACCTCCAGGAGTTTTGCACTGATCGGGCGCAGGCACAAAAGAAAGAGGAGATAACACTGCGAAAGCCGTGGACGGAGTGGGTTCACGAGATAGACGAGAATAAAAAAGAAGTTAAATTGCAACGCACCTATTTCATGTTGAAGGATTTGCATGCCTATCTCATTAGAAATAAATTCACGCACTACAGCAATACAGGACAGATAATAGCGGAACTGAGAAAGATTAACGGAGTTTCCAGATTTTGGAAACTAAACGGAAGAGGCGTGAACACATGGGGTGTTCCTGCATTCCAGAAACAAGACCTAGAGCATGAGATACAGGAGCAAAATGTCGTACCATTCTAAATTAAAATACGGATATAAAAGAGAGGATGGATATATCTTTGTTGGATATACCACAAAAAGAGGAAAGAAGTATGAAGATTTTAGGAGCCCTCAAGCATTTGAAAGGCAAAAGGAGTATCACAAAATTAATAAGAAAAAAGTTTATGATGCAATAACAGCCTTATATAATGCATCCAAAACCAAGCTTGGCTGCTCTCACTGCAATAAAAAATTTAAAAAATATCCAGAAAGATTAGACTATCACCATATAAATCCAGAAAAAAAAGAAAGACCTGTCTCTTCTTTTTGGAGAACAAGTTGGCAACAGTTTAAGAAAATGAAAAAAGAATGGGATAAATGCATAGTTCTTTGCGCTAATTGCCATAGAACAGAAGAAAAGAGGATCAGAGATGCCAGAAGTTAACATCATACTAGGCCCTCCTGGCACAGGGAAGACGGAAAACTTACTGAGGATAGTGGACCGGGAGCTTAAAAATGGAACAGATCCGTCGGCCATAGCATTTGTAAGCTTTACAACAAAGGCGACAGATGAAGCTCGTAATAGGGCAAAATTAAAATTTAAGTTAACGGATGATGATCTACCTTATTTCAGCACCCTGCACGCCTTTGGCAAAAGACAGCTAGGAATGACTCATGCAGAAGTAATGGATGCGTATGACTATAAAACATTTTCAGAGGATTATGGAGTGGATCTAAATTTTGTATCACAAGATTGGGATGACACTGGAATAATTACAACTGACAATAAATTTTTAAGGATAATAAATAAAGCTAGGGTCAAGAAGATGGAGGTACAAGAATTTTACAATAAATTTAATATAGATGTTGCATGGCCTGAATTGTCCAGAGCGTATAGATCTTTAGAGGATTATAAGGAAAAAAATTACAAGCATGACTTTACCGATATGCTTTCAACTTACATTGAATCTGGGCCAGTTCCTAAGTTAGATGTTGTCATCATTGACGAAGCTCAAGATTTGAATAATTTACAATGGGAAATGGCTGAAAAGATGTGGAGAAATTCTAAAAGAGTTTACATTAGTGGGGATGATGATCAAGCCATCTTTAGATGGGCAGGTGCTGATGTGGAACACTTAATTAATATGAAAGGCAATGTGGAAGTTTTAAAGAAGTCCTATAGATGCCCTCAATCCGTTCACAAAGTAGCTGTTAATATAGCTAACAGGATACATAATAGAAGAGAAAAGGAGTGGAATCCTAGGGATTACAAAGGAGTTCTTAAATTTCATGCCTATCCGGAAGCAGTTAATGTTCGTGAAGGAAATTGGCTGGTGCTGGCAACATGTAAATATATGTTCAAGGAAATAGAAAATGATCTCCGCATACAAGGACTACCGTATAAAAAGAATAATAAGATGGCAATTAGAAAAGAACTTTTAAATGCCGTGGATGCATGGAACAGACTACATGAAGCCAAGGATATCTCCTACACGGATGTCTCAGATGTATATAGCCACTTAACTTCTCAAACAGGAGTGGCGAGGGGGTATAAGAATTTAAAATCATTCGAGGGTGAAAAGAAAGAAGAGCAATCATATAATATAGAAGATCTAGTTGAACATCATGGCTTATTAAAAACAAGTGTTCCTTGGGATGTTGCCTTTGAAAAGATTGGCGACAGGGACAAGGAATATCTGCAAGCTTTGGAAAGGTTTAATCCAGAAAATTTAACCGCAGATCCTCTTATTAATTTAAGCACAGTCCATGTCGCTAAAGGTGGGGAGTGCGACAATGTTATGTTATTCACTGATATATCCAGGGCTAACAGGGATGAGATGGAAAAGGATTCAGACGATACTAACCGGGTATTCTATGTAGGGGTTACGCGTGCCAAAAAGGAGCTGCATATAGTGCAACCACAGCAAAGCGATGGGTTTATTATATGAGTGCACATAAAAAACAAATAGGAGGAGATCATTATAAAAGAATGGCAATCCAGCCTAGCCATTATATCGTCAAGAATAAGCTTGGATGGTATGAAGGAAACATTGTCAAGTACATTACCAGACACAGCATCAAGGGAGGAAGACAGGATATCGAAAAGGTTATTCATTATGCTGAGCTTCTCTTAGAAGATAAATACCCTAAATGTAGAGGAGAAATTATGGGAGAAATAACTAGAAGACGTGTTAAAAAATTAGCAAAGGAACTTAAATGACATACGATCTATTTAATCAGAATGTAGTAAAATCAGAATGGTTGCATCCAACAGAATTTCCATCAATGAAAGGGCGCAAGGTTGTAGCTGTTGATCTAGAAACATGGGATTCAGAACTGAAGACAATGGGACCGGGATGGCCTAAGAAACTAGGTATGGTCGTAGGAATTTCTATCTCTGATGGAAATTTCACAGCTTACTATCCAATTGCCCACGAAGGTGGGGGAAATATGGATAGGAGTGCTGTCATAAAATACATTAGAGACATATGTGAAGACGATTCAATACAGAAAGTATTTCATAATGCACAATATGATGTGGGATGGCTCTCAACTATAGATATAGAAGTCAAGGGATATATACATGACACCATGATTGGGTGTGCCCTCTTGAATGAGAATAGATATAACTATACCTTAAATGCAATGTGTGGTGAATATCTTGGAGAATGGAAGAATGAGAAGGTATTAAAGGAGAAAGCAGCAGAACTTGGATTAGATCCTAAAGCCGATATGTATAGAATGCCAGCAGAATTTGTTGGAGAGTATGCAGAAGCTGATGCTTTACTAACATACAAGCTTCATGAACGCTTGATGATAGAGATAGAAAAGGATTCACTGGAAGGCGTATATGACATGGAATGCCGATTAATTAGAGTTATATTCAATATGACCAAGCGTGGAATCAGAATTGATATGCCTAGAGCAATGGCTTTGAAAGAGAAGCTACGCAATAAAGAGAAAAAATATTTAAAAAGGATGAAAGATTTGACAGGAGGAGAAGTCCAGCTTTGGTCGGCACGATCAGTAGCTAACGCATTTGATAGGGTTAATTTAGAATATCCTCATACTCTATTGGGACATCCCAGTTTCACTCAAACTTTCTTGGAAACGCACAAGCACGAGCTTCCACGCATGGTAACCGAAGCAAGAGTTTTAAATAAATTGCAAGGAACTTTTATAGATGGAATATCAAAATACATTCATAATGGAAGACTTCATGCCCATGTCAATCAAATAAGAGGAGATGATGCAGGAAGTGGTGTTCCTGCAGGCACAGTTACAGGAAGATTTTCCATGTACGCCCCTAATCTACAGCAAATGCCTATCAGGAGTGAGTTTGGATCAGAGGTAAGAAAGATATTTCTCCCGGAAGAGGGAGAGTATTGGATTTCAGCTGACTATTCACAGCAAGAGCCGAGATTATTAACGCACTTTGCCATTCTTAATAAGAATGAAGGAGCTGAGGACGTTCGCCAAGCTTTTATAAAAGGATTAGATTTCCATAAACAGACAGCTGATATGGCAGGCATACCCAGAAGATTAGCCAAGACAATTGGCCTTGGAGTTATGTATGGCATGGGTTATAAAAAGATGGCAGTTGATTTGGATATAACTCCCATGGAAGCCAAAGCAATGCTGAAAGAATTTAGAATCAAGGTTCCTTTCATGCAAGGAATGCTAGAGGCTGTAATGAATAGAGCCAATCAAATAGGAACTATTAGGACTTTACTTGGACGTAAGTGCAGATTTGATCTATATGAACCAAACTGGTATGAACCTTTAAAATTTCATAAAGCTATGCCATTGAAACAGGCAGAAGCAGAATATGGCAATGTAAAGAGAGCTGGTACTTATAAGGCCCTTAACAGATTGATTCAAGGATCAGCTGCAGATCAGACAAAGAAGGCTATGGTTGATGTATATGAAAAACTAGGCATTACGCCACTTCTACAGATGCATGATGAGTTGAATTGTAGTGTAAAGTGTGATAAAGAGGGTGAAGAAGTTAAAGATATAATGGAAAATTGTATAAAATTAGAAGTTCCTTCTAAAGTTGAGTATAAAATAAAAGATAATTGGGGCAACGCAAAGTGAACAGAGGATATAGAGAACAGGGCAAGAGCAAGAAACCTAAGGCAAAACCCGGTTTTGCCATAAATGCGGAGCAAATGGAGTATGAAAGACGTAAGCTTTTGGAAGAGATGTCTACGAAAGTTACTAAAAAGAGTCTTAATAATATGGCAGCAGTTGCGGCAACGCATGAGCCAATTTATAAGGACGAGGAAGGAAAAGAAAGAGAGCCAACACTGCGTATCTTATCACTCGGCGCAGGGGTTCAGTCATCCTGTCTGGCACTCATGGCGCAAGAAGGACTGACAAAACACAAACCAGACTACATGATTTTTGCTGACACTGGGTGGGAGCCATCCTTTGTCTATGAGCATGTAGAATATTTAAAGAAAGCAATAACAATTTGCCCTCTCATTACAGTTGAGCGAAGCAATATCCGTGAGGATCTTATTCGTGCAGCGAATCCTATACCAGGAGGTAATGAGGAGTGGAAGTCTTTCGCCGGACGTGTACCAAATCCACCACTATTTGCGGCACGTCCTGGTGGAAA